AAGGCTAGCGAGGGCCTTGGCAAATACCTGCGAGTCAACCTTGCGACCCGAGAGATTGTTTTCGAGAAATACCAAAGCAAATATAAATCGCTTGCCAGCGAGGCTGGGAGCGCCGAGGGCCTAAACGCTCACGGCATGATTATCGACGAGCTGCACGCATGGACCGGTGAGCATGGCCGCAAATTTTTTGAATCTCTTAAGTACGCTGGCCGCGCTCGGCGACAACCGTTGCAGTTCGTGATTACCACGGCTGGCGACGACGAGATGAGCGTATGTTGGGAGCTGCACCAATACGCCAAGCAAGTGTTGTCTGGAGAGGTCGAAGACGCTCGATTTTTCGCGTACATTGCGGCAGCTGAGCCCACAGACGACTGGACCAAGCCAGAGATTTGGCGAAAGGCTAATCCGTCCATGGGCGAGACGATGGCCGAGGACGAGTTTGCGGCCGATCTCCGCGAGGCGCAAAAAACGCCGACGTCACTATCGCAATTCTTGCGATACTCATTCAATTTGTGGGCTCAGACGGGCGGCGTGGCGCCGATTAGTCCGGAGGACTGGGCGGCGAATTGCGAAACCTTCACGGAGGACGACCTGGCAGGCCAAGAATGTTGGGCCGGAATCGATCTGTCGCGAAAAAAGGATATGACGGCGCTTGTGCTAGTGTTTCGCGATCCGGATGGCGAGACTTACAGGATTCTTCCGTATTTCTGGCTGCCGAGAGATTCCGTCGAGTCGCCTCACGCGCCGGAACATTTTCGCGTGTGGGCTCGACAAGGGTATTTGCGACCCACGGACGGCAATGTCACTGACTATCGGCAGGTGGAGCGGGACTGCAAGGAGATTTTCGAGCGGTTTCAAGTGCTGTCGTTGGCGTTCGATCCGTACTTCGCCGAGGAGTTGACACAACGCATCAATGAGGAAACCGGCGTCGAGCGAGTCGAATTCAAACAGACTGTCCCCAATTTCGCGGCGCCGTGTGCAGAGTTTGAGAGGCTGGTAGCGTCAAGGCGGCTAAAGCACAACGGCAACCCGTGTATGAATTGGCAAATCACAAACCTTCGATGGAAATCTGACCCCAATAACAATTGCCGACCGGATAAGTCGGCAGTGGCGAAGAAAATTGATGGGCCTGTGGCAGCAATTCAGGCGTTAGGGGTCGCGATGCTTTCGCCGGTGGATAATGGGGGAGGCTTGTCGTTTATATGAGCCTCTTTTCCGGGTGGACTGTTGTGTCGTACGTACGAAATGGGGTGACTAATGCTGCTATCATTGTTCCTGGCGATCATGCTGGTTGATCAAACAAAGATCAGCCCGGACGCCAATGTCGGGAAGATCGACAACACAACCCCCGTGGAAGGTTATTACCTAGTCAAGGGTCCGTCCTACAAGGGCGTAGCCTACGTCAAGAGAGTTACCGAGAAGGACGCGTACATTGTCCAACAGTACGCGGGCGACAAGGGGGCTAACGGAATTGGCATGTTTGTGAACTCTCAACTTGTCGTTGGGTGGACGCAAGGCGAAGCGAAAGGGGTCACGTCGATCCGTTTTACCAACGGCGTCGGCCGCGCCTCTTGGGTCTCAAATCCTGGCAACGGGTTCATAGGCCACGAGACGTGGACGTTGATTCCTGGCGGGGAAGAGGATTGAATTCATGAGCCGACTAGTACGATTCTTGAACGCAATCACCTTCGGCGCCGTCGATCGGTCCTTCGACTTGCGAAGCCGCTCCAGCATGGAGGAGCTATTTGGTTCCTCGCGAGCAGATAGCGGTGTGCCGGTTAATGCACAGACGGCTTTGACGTGCTCGCCGTGGTATCGCGGGATTGACCTGCTCTCGGATTCGATCGCGAAGTCGCCTTGCGTCGTATTCCGAAACCTGGACGACGGCAAGGAGGTCGATCGTAAACACCCCTGGTATCGAGCACTATTTCGCAAGAGCGGCTCTAATTGGACGGCGTTCCAGTTTCATAAGCTTATGGTCGCGCATCTGCGATCTGGCGGCAATGCCTATGCCTATATCGATCGCGAAGCTTACGAGCTATTGCCCGTTTGCCCGTCGCGTGTCAGTCCGGTAATCGACGACAAGCAAAAACTCTGGTATGTGGTAGACGGCTCGCGGAGGTATAACGCCGATGAGTTTTTGCACTTTAAGGGCTTTGGTTTTGACGGCCTGGTTGGCTATTCAGTGGTGGACAAAGCTCGTGAATCAATCGGCCTGTCAATGGGTGCGCGATTGCATCAGGCGAAGACGCTGAAAAATTCAGCGCGGCCAGGCGTGTTGCTTAAAACGCCGAAAGTTATGAGCAAGCCTGCGCGAGACTCGCTTCGCAACGAGTGGAACGCCTTTCACGCCAGTGGGGAAAATGCAGGACGTACAGCGATTCTCGATAACGGCCTGGATGTCTCGCCGTACGCGTTTTCGTCGCAAGACATGGAGTTGATGAAGACGCAAGAATTCACTATTCGCGACATAGCGAATTTTATGGGGGTTCCCCCACACAAGATTGGAGACGTGTCCAGGCAAGGTTACAACTCCCTTGAGCAGGAAAATTTATCGTTTCTCGGCGATACGCTTGAAGCGATCCTGTGCAACTTGGAGCAAGAGTTAGAGGACAAATTGTTGACTGAGGACGAAAAATCGGAGGGGTCGCACGAGATCATGTTCGATCGCGGGGCGCTTTCAACCACGGACACGGCAACGAAGGCTACCTATTGGCGCACGGCGCTTGGTGGACATCCTTGGGCAGAGGTTGCGGAAGCTCGGCGGGCGTTTGGGTTGAATCACGTGGAGGGCACGGACGTTATTCCGGAACCGGCGAACATGATGCGTGGGGGCGAACAGAACGGGCCTAAGGATTCTACGGGCGATTTCCCTAAGGGTGATATTACAATTACAGGGCCAGATTATGAAGTATCCGCGAATCATGCTTGAGTTTTTCGGCACGGTCTGGGCGATCAGTGAGGACAAGTATCGCCAGATTCGCTCTATCCTGCTCACTCGCAACGCCGGCATTAAGGCGTTTGACGAGGAGCTTGACGCGGCTGCGGCGGTCAAGCGGACAGGGGGCTATCAGACTGTTGGCAAGGTTGCGATTATTCCAATTATGGGGGTTATCCACCATCGGGCAGGAGCCATGGAAGAGGCGTCGGGCGGGATTGGCGCCGAGGCGATCGGGCAGCAATTTGACGCGGCGATTGCTGACAAGTCGGTTAATCGTATTGTCCTTCAAATTGATTCGCCTGGCGGCTCAGTTTTTGGCGTGCCGGAGCTGGCAGAGAAGATCCGCAAGGGGAGGGAGGTCAAAAAAGTGATCGCGGTCGCCGACCCTGTGGCGGCTTCGGCAGCTTACTGGTTGGGATCACAGGCGAGTGAGTTTTACGTGTCGCCGAGCGGCCAGGTTGGGAGCTTAGGCGTAATTGCTGAGCACACAGATTTCAGCAAGGCCGAAGAAGCTGACGGAATCAAGACTACCGTAATAAAATCGGCGGAATTCAAGCAGGAGGCGCATTCGTCGTTTCCGCTCTCTTCGGAGGCCGCGCTGCACCTACAAACCCAGGTCAATCAATACCACCAATCTTTTCTTAGCGCTGTAGCCAAGGGGCGAGGCGTCAGCGTAGCTAAAGTCAGTGTTGATTTTGGTCAAGGAAGAATGCTGATGGCCGATGATGCCCGATCGGCCGGAATGGTCGATGGCATCGCATCCATGGAGGCCGTTATGCGACGACTTGGCGCCGAGATTTCTAAAACGGCGGCGATGGCGCGGGCCCGCGCTGTGGAGGTGAGTTAATGCTCACGGCGGAAAGCTAGCCTTTTTTTTTTCTCCATTACTACTGTACAAACGTCCACTCACCCAATAGGATACCTTCATAACACTCGGCTGGTTGGTTTCCAGCCAACACTTTTTAAGGCAAACTCACTATGGCTCGATTGAAAGCGTTGCTGGAAACGAAAGCGAAACTGGCGGCCGAGATTCGGCGGCAAGCCGACCTGATTCAAGACGGCAATGCCGACCACACGCCAGAGCAGAAGGAGGCGTGGGAAAAGGTCAATAACGACTACAACGCCAATGAAAAACTAATCGTTTTCGAGCAGCGCGCCAGTGACGTCGAGGCCAGCTTAGGCGACCGGAACGAGCAGCAGCAACGCCGGCCGGCGCCGAGAATCGAGCCGCAAAATCTGCCGCAGACTCACATCACCGAAGAGGTTCGCGCCAACGCCGTCGCCGGCTGGGTGGCCGAAGCGATTGTTGGCGTAGACGCCACTGAGCGGCAGTCCGAGGCTATGCGGTTGTGCAATGTTCGCGGCGATCGCGATCTAGTCTTGGGCCTTGGCGGCACAGGCGGTTTTAACGCAATTCGGCAAGAGTACCTGGCCACTCCTCCGCACGCGCGCAACAACCTGTATCGCGGGCCTGGCGCTGCTAGCTTGCTTACGACTACAACCACGGCGGCCGGCTATTTGATTGCACCGGGCAACTTGATTCGCTCGCTCGAAATCAACATGCTCAACTACGGCGCTGTTCGGCAGCTTGCGCAAGTCATCAAAACAGACAATGGCGAGGCCATGTACTGGCCTACGGCGGATGACACGTCCAATACTGGCGAAATTCTCACCGAAGTCCAGGATCATGGCTCTACCGTCAATCCCGCGATTGGTCGCAAGAGTTGGGGCGCGTTCAAATTCTCCTCGAAGCTGATTCGCTATTCGCACATGATGCTCGAAGACTCCGCATTCGATCTTGTGACGCTTCTCGGCGAAATGCTTGGCGAACGCCTGGGTCGCATTACCAATACGAAGTACACCGTTGGTGGCGGCACTACCGAGCCTGACGGTATTGTTCCGCAAGGCGCTTCGGGCCTGACGGCGGCCGCCACTACAGCGGTCACGGGCGACGAGTTGATTGACCTGTTCCACAGTGTGGACCTGGCGTATCGTGCTAACGCCTCTTTCATGTTAAACGATACGGTCTGCGCCGCGCTCCGAAAATTGAAGGACGGCGACAGCAATTACCTATGGAAGGTTGGCACCGGCCTAGCTGACGGCTGGCAAGACACTCTGTTAGGTAAGCAAATCTCTATCAACTCCGACATGGCAGCGATGACAGCGGGCCTCAAACCTATTTTGTTCGGCGATATCTCCAAGTACAAGATTCGCTCGGTCAAGCAAATCCGCTTGCGGAGACTTGTCGAACTGTACGCCCAGACTGACGAAGAGGGTTTGGTCGCGTTCATTCGCGAA